CCATCAAACGAACCTCCTTCTGTACCACCTGTACCAAATAGACAAAGTAGACCAAATGCTACACCGTCGTCAGTTTCTACAGCAGGTTGTTCAATACGCCAAGCTGTCTCTAAGTTGGGGAACTTACCACCCTCTTCAAATAGTACTAGCTTACCACGAGTACCACGAAGACGTTCAGGATCGTTCTTAAGAGTAATGCCAGTAATACTAGACAGATAACCTTGCTCTGTTTGTTTACCAAACTCGTCAGTTATCTTATAGCCAGATACCCTTTCTAGACGGGTAGATGTCAAACGTTGTTTAGACCAAGCAGTGTGTCTATCAACAAAGTCCATTATCTGCCAAGCTTTAGTAAGTAGACCATCACCAACCAAGAACTTCTGTTCTGATGCTACAGCAAAGTTCTTAGAACCTTTTATAAGTTCATAGTTTCTTACTAACATTGAAGCTCCTTTAAAGCTGTAACCACGTTGACGGCATTTAAGAGTAGCCATGTGTTTACCTTGCGTTTCTGCTTCTTCTATAGCGTTGAAGTAATAATAATCATAATCCCAGAATCTAGGAAAACCTAAAATACGTTCGCGACGTCTACGCTTATTACCGTACTTATCAGTATACTCTACTTCGTCCAATTTCATAATAGGACTATAATTTAAGTAGAAATAATGATAGCCGGTAATAGCGTCTCCGTCGGGTGCTACGTAACCATTTAAGCACCTTTGTGTTTCCTGCTCCCAAAATTGAACATAATCGGTTGTACCCGGGGGAGCGAGCGTGTAACATCCGTGTTGCTCGAAAAATATAGCAGATTGTCTAAATTTTTCAGAATTGCGGATTTTCTTATTAAAGTCAACCATTCATTTATAAAAATTAGATAACGCTCTGTATATCTTCTGAGCAATATATCCAGTTAAATACGCGGCTTGCTCTCCGTATTCACTCACACCATAATAACCACAAATGTGAGTTTGTAAATGCTTGATTTCATGTGCAATTGTATTGACCATCTGTGGTAATTCTGTCGTGTCAGAGACGCAGACGAAGCTAGTTCGGTGGTCAATATTACTGAAAGTCAAGCCGGTATTCAGCCTGGTGCATACTGTGTCAGTAGCATGCTTAGCGGACTTATATGGACACCCGAGCGATATTAAAGTGTCCATTACGTCCTTTTTGTGGTATTTGTTTGTGCCATAATAAAGTAGAATGTCCCACTTATTATCAGCGATTGTCAGATGTTGAATAATCATATAAAATCTTCCCAATTGATGACGATACCTTTACGGCACATATCAGCGTACCATCGATTGAATACGATACCATCGTAAGCATCATCGTCATCTATCACATCTTTAATATACTTGGCTGCACGAGCGTTGTCAGGTACACTTGAGCCAAGAAAGTCGGCCTTGCACATATTAGCAACATAGACGTAGTCGTAAAGTTGATTGTTAGTCAGAGTAACGTTATAGTCAGATAATAATTTATCAACTTCCGTCCTGTTGAGTGGTGTAATAGGTACTTGGGTGGAACCAACTTTCTTAGTCATTTTACTTACAGCAAAATCACAAAGTTTCTTATTAAAGTGTGGACCATTATACCTAAGGTAGTTGATCATTCCTTCAGGTTTAATGTCGAATTGAGTAAGATCTGTTTTCATATGTCTTAGATTTATCTACTTTGGGGGCGTGCACACCCCCTTTGTAGACATAAAGTATTTATTTAGTAGGAATATCTATTTGAAGCTTTTCTCATACGCATATTACGCATACGCATGTTGCGCATTCTCATATTACGCATACGCATGTTTCTATTACGCCTATAGTTGATGTCTATGTCATTACCTTCTACAGTAGCTTCATATTCATCGTTACTAGGAACCTCCTCGTAGACTTCTTCTACCTGTTCCTCACCTTCCTTGTGCTCTTCTTCGTACAAATCACACAACAAGTCTTCAATATTGCACAATGCTTTTTTAGACATCTTTATGCCCTCTTTGGCCATATCGAGTTCATCCATAGCATTGTTCAGAACTGATTCTCTAAATTCGTAAACAATCATATTGAAACGGTTAAGATGTTTTCGCTTTAGTCAAGAGGTCTAATATCTTATTCATATCCTGTTTAAGAGACCCTACCTCACTTTTAAGGTTATCTAAAGCGTCATCCCTTTCTTGTTGTTTAGCGTAATCTGGATCTATTTCCTTAAGCATATCTTCGCAAGCGTTTATAACTCTTTGATGATATTCTACGCTTTCTAGTACAGATTTACTTGTTCGTAGCATTGCGTTTATTTCCTGTATCATAGCATCACTACTCTCACTTATTACGATGTTTCCGTAACTGTGTATAGAGAGATTGCTTGGTACACCAACGAAGTCTTTATGTTCGTTGTCAATCTTAACTGCAATATCCACAAACGTTCCGAATCCGGAACCAGGGTTAAATCTAGGCTGTGTTACACCTTCGATCTGACCTACTTTGATATTAGGGTTCTCTCCTTTATCTAGTATGTAAAGAAGTGCCCCTTGACGTAAAGCTGAAAACATAGTTAATACTTATTTAATTATTACGCATTTGCTGGAGTTGTACTACCAGAAGTAGCTTGGCTAGTGCGGTTAGCCCAATAGCTAGCAATAAAGTCTGCACCTGCGTTCGCAAGAAGAGTAGGAACTGCAGTATATATATTATTCGGCAGAGTTATTGTAGCGGGTTGACAACGTTTGATTGAATCCACGTCATTACTCAGGTTAGCAAGTTGACCTAAGATTGGAGCAACAGCTTGCTGTAATGCAGCGGTGGTGAAGTTCTGCGACTCCAACTGTGCTACTTTAGCAGTCAGTGCTGTAATCTCTCTATCCTTACGGCTATCCTCTACAGCGTCAATCTTATTCAGAATAGACAATGTGTTGTTGTTAGCACCGTTCTGCAGGGTGTTAGTTTGCTGACAGATTGCGAGCTGGTCTGCAGCAGCGTTCTGTGCCAATTGCTGGCGCATCTCACAGCAGCAGTTACACAGCTGGTTACTAAGAGCAGTATTACCACTCTGGATAGCATTTACAACCTGTAGGGTAGAAAGACCTTGCTGGTTAGCAATAGAGCACAAACTGTTATTAATAGTCTGTACAGCGCTGTTAACCTGATTGAAATCTTGATTAAGTGTTGTGGCCAATTGGCTGATAGCGAGACGACTCATCTCACCATTCGTAGTAATAGCCTGCATGAGGAGATCACGACCATTGTCATTGGAAATCATGTTGCCGAGATAACCTATTCCGCCCATATTACCGCCGCCAAAGCCATTTCCAAACATGCCGTTATTACCAAGAAACAAACCAAGCAGAAAACCGAGGATACCACCACCCCAGCCTCCTAAAAGGCCGTTATTATTGTTGTACCCATTTTCAGGGAACATAAACACTTTACTATCTGACATAGTGTTAAAATTTAAAGGTTATTATTATGTTAAACTACTTTTCGTAGAGTCCAATGATACCACCACCTTTGACTCTACCAGACTCAAGCTGTTCAGCTTTTGCCTGTTTCATTGCTATATCCAAGGACTTAACGATGTTACCTACATCCTTTAAGATACGCGTAATCTTAATAGCTGTATCAATGTCCATCTCACCCCTTGAATATTCATTTAATGCAATAATTAAACCTTCTGCAGCAGTTTGAGAGGCGCCCAGTAATCTAGTACCAGGCGTCTCTTGGAATTCATTAAATCGTTTAATTAACTCCTGAACTGCTGCATCAGGAGTATATTGTTCATCCTTAAATACATCTTTAGCTACCCTCCGAGTTCTTTCATTCTCGGGATATGCTTCATATGGAGTATTCCACTTATATCTCCATACTACAAACTCTATCTCTTTTAAAGCCTGCTCTTTGTTTTCAGCATTATTATAATGCTCTTTAAAAGGAGGAATAGCTAGGCTTTCTTTATCTAAGGATATCTTGTCTCCTTTTATATCAAACATATTATGCTGCTCCTACACAAATACCTTTAACAAACCTAGCTCCGTTGATAGTTCCAGTATAACCTTCGTTTTTGATAGTTCCAGGATGACCTTCGTTTGGAGTATACGATCCGTTTCCTGCCGGAGTAAGTACGTTTATAATTCCGCTTTCCGGAATCCAAAGGTTAAGTGTGGTTAAATTATCTATTTCTGCATTGCTGGCTTGAAGATTGCCGTTATTAAAAGTGGCAAATTCTGAAAGAGGTTTAGTTCCACCGCCATCAAGCAACACGTTATTATTGACAGCATTTGGTATTTTAAACGTTGGAGAAACTATTTCAGAGGAAGACGTTATTCTGCCAGTAGCACTTACATTTCCATTTTCAGGATCAATTTCTATAAGAGGATTTGTCCATGTCTGTCCATCTTGGCTGTATACAGCGTTTTCAAATGCTAATTTACCATTATTATTATACACCAAGTGGTTACTAACTTCATACCTTGTTTGTGTTCCGTGATCAGTTTCTACTTGCTTAGGCTTGTTATAAAAATAAATTTCAGTACCGTGCCAAAACTGGTAGTCTTCAGAATAAAAATGGTCAGCCAAAATGGATTCAGAATATATATGATTGTCTTCCACACTTATGTCAATAGCATTATCTCCAATAGTTAGACCACTAGGCCCTATCGAAATATAAGATAGATCTTTGCCAAAAGAAATATTTCCGTTTTCATCCCAAGATAATGCGCCGCCGGCGATTTGACCAGAACCATCTTCGTTTAATACTATATTATCTGCGCCAAACGTAATAGAACTAGTAACTCTGCCGTTTTCATCTTTCTTCACAGCTGTAGCAATTGCGGCAGTAACTCCATCTATCTGTGAATATATAGCGCTTGTAGCGTTATTGAGTGCAGCTTGAGTAACAAGTCCAGAAATAGCATTATCTACTCTTGTACTGAGAGAAGCTATAGCTGTAGTATTACTATCTACATCGTCTTCTATATCATCTACTCTAGTCTCCAGAGCAGAAATAGCCGTAGTATTAGCATTCTGTCCTGCTGCATATACCTGTGCAAATGAACCACCTTGGTTAGCTTGAGCAGCAAAACCAGATGCAAGCCACTTCAATACTTTTTCGTTCTCAGCCGCAAGAGCCCACTTAGATTTAATTTCATTAATCGCCGTATTGCCATCTATTGTGGAATTAATCATAGCTTGGATAGTTTCGTAGTTAATATCCTCATCGGTACCACCAATATTAATCTGGCTTACTACAGATTGCAATGTCTTAAAGTCTTGATAGAATTGACTCCACGATACCTGATTGTTTTCAGAATCAGTAAAGCCTACTGTTTGTATATAAGCACGCATTTCTTCGTCCCAACCACTATCGTTGAACATTGCATCCCATCCGAAGTTATCTATGAAACTTCTCATGTCGGCAATCATTGATGTTACTGTATTTTGTACATCCTGTTGAGTAAGCAGTACTAGATTATCAAGTCTATCGTTTACATCACTTATCAGCCCGCGTACTTCTGTGTCGTCATACGGGTTCTCTATAACTGTAGATTCTCCAGAACCGCTACCAGAACCATCTCCAGATCCTCCAAACCATTGATCTTTTACATAAATCTTATGTTCGTCTACTACAAAGGAGATTGCATCGTTGGCGAGATCATTCTTCTTAGCAGTATAATCTGCTTTTCTATTAAAAAAGTTAAATATGTTTTTCATATATTATAATCTATTGGTTATGACAGTCCGAGTTCCGATCCACAATGGAACCAACCGGCGCCTTCAGAATTAGTGCTTGCGGGTTTATAGTTACCCACGTACGTAAGATCTACACTTGTTCCAGGATACAATCTAGCCTTTCCAGTTGAGTCTATTGCAATATAAGCTTCTGTACTATAGCTTGTGTTTATAACTCTGATTCTTTTACCGAGTGACGGTTGAGTAAAATTATAAGATATATAACCCGAATTAGGTTTAGCGATTATTATAACAGTATCCCACCAAACATTAGCGAGCGCCTGTAATATGTACGTTGGTGCGTTTGCTGCTACAGAAGTCCCAAGTAAAGGAATATCATACGATATATATGAAGAGTAGTCATGTGTAGTAGGAGTATACGAATAGGCAAGTGGTCCACTAATATATATAACTTTGCTCTTAGTGTTTTTGTTTCCACTTTCCTCAATTATAATTGTATTTCTGGCTCCAGTACCAATGTTGTGTGCAGAAAAATTAAGGCTGTTAAACAAACCATCTCTCCCGTCGACCATACCGTAGTGGGTAATATCTCCATCTAATATAACTTCTCGTTCGCCAAAAGATATTCCACCAACATCAGCATTGTTGTTGTCTACACATCGTAAACTCTTAAAACTACCAGTGACACCACTTACAGTACCACCAAACTCTCCATTCTCAGCATGTAAGAATCCTTCATCTGTTACATAGAAAGGACAATCG